GATGTGTATAAGAGACAGTTCCAACGGGTATTTTGTGCTTGATGAAAAAACAGGAATGGTCACAGCCACACAGGTAGAAGCTGACGACCGGAGAACCATACAGCTAATCAAGGATGTACGTGACAAGCTGGAAAGTTGTCTTGACGGGGCAATATATGCTATCAATGTATATGCTGACCTGTACGGACTGGCACCAGCCGGAAACTACGAAATAACATATGATTTTGGGGACATTACATACAACCGTGAAGAGGACCGGGCAAGATGGTGGCAGTATGTTGTGCAGGGGAAGGTACCGGCATGGATGTATTTTCGGAAGTTTGAAGGATTATCCGAAGAAGATGCAAAGGCTATGGTACAGGAAGCACAGCCGAAGAATGGACCAAGGATGTTTGAGGAGGAATAAATTGAGAAGCTTATTAATTTGGATAGTATTCAATATACCACTTGGTCCATTTGCCCCGAAAGTGTTTGAATGGTCGATTAGACATAAGGGAAAGAAGGAAGAGTAAATGTTAAGCCCTGATTACCTTGCAAGAATCGCAGAAGGAAGCGAAGAAATAGCCTCACAACTCCATACATACATTATCCGTCAGATAATAGACCGCATGATGATACGCATAGGCCGTGGCGATGATTACCTGCTCACCTCCTCTGACCGATGGCGCATACAGATATTGCAGGATGCAGGATATCTGCTGGAGGACATAACGGCAGAGTTATCCAAAGTCACTAATCGGCAGGAAAAAGAAATCAAGTCCGCAATGGAAGAAGCGGGAGTCAAGGCCCTGGAATACGACCATAAAATATATGAAGCTGCTGGTTTGTCTCCAACACCGCTTACCCAATCACCGCAGCTTATTCGATTGATGGAACGAAACATGGATGCAACAATGGGAGAGTGGGAAAACTATACTAGGACCACAGCAGAAGCCGCACAAAGGCTTTTTATAAACGAATGTGATAATGCATACCACCTTGTATCTTCTGGGGCTGTATCGTACACACAGGCTGTCAAAGAGGCGGTTAATAATGTGGTATCAGGTGGAGTAATAGTACAATATCCTTCGGGCCACAAAGATACCATAGAAACTGCCACAGCGCGCGCAGTACGTACCGGAGTAGCCCAGGCTACAGGCGATATCTCTATTAAGCGTATGGAAGAAATGGACTGGGATATCATACTGGTGTCGGCGCACATCGGGGCCAGAACCGGGGATGGAGGGCAGAATCCAGGAAATCATTTATGGTGGCAAGGGCAGTTTTACAGCAGGACTGGAAAGGATAAGCGCTTTCCTCCATTTTTCCAGACTGGATACGGAACAGGTGAAGGGTTATGTGGATGGAACTGCCGTCACTCTTTCGGAAGCGGTGATGGGGTAAACAATCCATACAAAGACATCCAAAGCGCAGACAATTACAAGGTTGAACAGTTGGAGAAGCGGCAGCGAATGCTTGAACGGCGCATCAGAAAGACTAAACGTGAAGTTATGGGAATGCAAGAGGCAGTAGATAAGTGCAAGGATGAACCGGCTAAATTTGAAATGCAGCTTGAACTTGACCGTAAATCATTTCTGTTACAGCAGCAGAATAAGGCATATAACGAATTTTGTAAAGCGAACGACTTGCGTACCCAGCAGGAACGGCTACAGATTGCAAGATGGAACCGGGAGAAGGCCGCAAATGCCAGGGGAGCTGCGAGGCGATATTCCAATTCTATAGGAGGATAAAAATGATAAATAAAAAGTTGGAAGTTTCAGATAAAAAGGAATGCTATAGAAAAAGAATGTTGAAAAGAATGCTTAATCGTTATCCTATTATAAAAAAGTTGAAAAAATCAAGAGTGTTTGGTATTAACTGCGATGCTGAATCAATTTGGATATATGAATTATGCGATGAATACTTCTGCCACGTTGTCAATAAAAATGATGTGATTCAGTTATCTAAATTTTTTAAAGAATTGAGCAGACGAATGGAGTAAAAATGAGTAGATGGAAACAATACAACCCTAATCCTAAAAATGCCAGAGTGGGGGATTGCCCTATACGAGCTATAACCAAAGCCATTGACAGCGATTGGGAAACGGTATTTGCCGGGGTGACTGTCTGCGCCTGTGCATTATCTGATATGCCGTCTGCTAATCATGTATGGGGTGCCTACCTGCGTCAGAATGGATTTAAACGGTACATAGTGGATGACCACGGACAAGATGTTTACACAGTGGAGGACTTTTGTCAGGATAATCCCGTGGGTACTTATATACTGGCAATAGACGGTCATGTGGTATGTGCGCAGGATGGATATTATTACGATACATGGGACAGCGGACAGGAAATACCTATATACTACTGGGAAAGGCGATAGCATGGACTTAATGGAGTTTGGCAAGACATTTCTTGCTATTTGTGGAGCGATTACAATTATCGGTGGAGCGGCGGGGGTTATTTACGGCTGGTTGAAACCTGCAATCAAACTTAAAAGCCGAGTAAAAACTCTTGAAGAGACAGTTGACCCGGAACTAGGGAAGAAGGTTGCAAAGCTTGAAGAAAATGTCCAGAAAGACTATAAGTCCATACAGGAAATCAAGGATATGCAATCACTTTTATGCCAGGGGATGATTGCTATGATTGATAATCGTATAACTGGTAACAACATTGAGGGTTTAAAAAAAACCAAAGATGCTATGATAAAGCATTTGTCAGAGGGTATTTAAGGAGCGTTGCTTTGAAAGTATATGACTTTACAGTGCCAGAACTAAACTATTTTCGTACATATTGCAACTTTACGGATGAAGAGCGGGCGCTGTTTGAGTACCGGGCTAAAAATTATCCTTTGGAGTATTGCGCTGAACTGATGAATGTAAGTATATCCACAGCAAAGAGATTAAGTAGAAAAGTAAATAATAAAATCATAAGAGTGTGTTGATAAGTAAGAAAATCATATGAATTATGGATGTGAGAAGAGGATTAGATATGTTTGTCAGACCTGAACGAGAATATGATACGGCATATAAAAAGTGCATAATTGAGATTGATGGTGCGTTCTATCCTGCTAAAATTCAAGAACATTGTTTTGTTTCAGAGGGATTTGATATTAACAGAAATATGTTAGTAAATTATATAACAATTCGTAAATACGTACTTGAAAAACCACATCCTTTTTTTAAGACAAATCAATTTGAAGTTTTATGTGATGATGGACATAAAAGTATGTGTTATATGGTTGAAAATAAAAAGACACTAATAGAAGTGAATTAAAGTCGAGCATCTATAAGCGTCATTTCAAAAAGAATGGTGAAAAATGGGTGTTAATTTAGTGAAATAGCAAATATTGTGATGATTTTAGATATTAGAATACTTTCTTGATACTTTTATAAGTCTTTGACGACCTGTCAAGGGCTTATTTTTTATGGGATAATTGGTATATAAAAGAACGGAGGGGATATAATGCCGCAACCATTTGTCAATCCAAACTATCTTAATGCATATCCAAATGCATACCCCTATCAGCCACAGATGCAGCCTCCAATGGACCGGCTGCAGCAGTTACAAGCTCCATATCAAATGCAGCAGCAAACGCAAATCCCACAAGTCCCACAGACCAATCAGGGAATTTTATGGGTACAGGGAGAGGCCGGGGCAAAGTCTTATTTAGTGGCACCAAGCACATCTATATTGCTGATGGACAGCGAAAATGAGTATTTTTATATTAAGACAACCGATGCGGCAGGGATGCCAACACTCCGCACTTTTGAATATAAAGAGATTGTAAATGGTCAGAAAAAGGAATCTGCACCGGCTGAAAATCTGGATGAAAAATATGTTACAAGAAACGAGTATCAGGATTTAAAGGCAAAATATGATGAATTATATGGCCTTTTAGAATCCAGCACAGCGCCAAGCGGAAAGGGGAAATAATATATGAATCCATTATTTAGCATGTTGGGCGGCGGCTCACCAATGGGCGGCATGATGCCTGGAATGGGTGGGGGAAACAACCCAATGCAGATGATTCAGAAGTTTATGGAATTTAAGAACAACTTCAAGGGGAATCCCCAGGAAGAAGTGCAGAAGATGCTACAGTCCGGGCAGATTACCCAGCAGCAGTTAGACCAAGCCCAGCAGATGGCCCAGCAGTTTCAGCAGATGCTTGGAGGCATGAAAAAATAGTACATAAATCAATGCGCATGATTTTGTAAATAAATTTAAAGGAGTAAATATTTATGGAAAGTGGTTACTCTTTAGCGGACATTGCAGCCGCTACAGGAAACGGAAATAACAGAAATGGTGACGGTATGTGGGGAGATTGGATTTGGATTATCGTTCTCTTCCTGTTCGCCGGGGGAGGCTGGGGCAATGGCTTCGGCGGAAACGGTGCAAATGGCGCGGGACTCCAGGGTCTTGCTACCAGAGCAGATATCAATGAGGGCTTTGCTTTGAACGGTATAGAAAACGGAATTAGGGGTATCCAGCAGGGTATCTGTGACAGCACATACGCGCTGAACAACACTATCACCAGCGGATTCAACGGTGTTGACCGCAGCTTATGCCAGATGGGATATCAGCTCCAGGATTGCTGCTGCCAGACACAGCGCGCAATTGACGGCGTAAACTACAATCTGGCTACACAGTCATGTGATACCAGAAATACAATCCAGAACGCAACAAGGGATTTACTGGATAACAACAACAGCAACACCAGGGCTATCCTTGACTTCTTGACCCAGGACAAAATTTCCAGCCTCCAAGCAGAAAATCAGACTCTTAGGTTCCAGGCAAGCCAGACTGCCCAGAACGGCTTTATTGATGCAGTTGGTAACACCATCGTTGCACAGCTTCGTCAGCCGCAGCCTGTACCGGCTTATACGGTTCCAGCGCCATATCCATATGCATCTAACTGTGGTTGTGGATGCAATACTGGATGCGGGTGCTAATGAGAAACGAACAGTTTTACGATAATCTTGCTCTATATGCAACTGCATTGCAAATGATAGATTTGCTTTTACTCGTTGGTGACGTTTCTAATAGTGATATATTAGAAGCGTTGCGACAGCAAAATAAGGAATACATGGAGAAGATTATCAACCAAAACAACCGTATATTGCGTATCTTGTCCGAAAAGGACATGTCTACTGAATAGTAGTATTACACACATAGAGGGGTAGGCACAGGCTTGCCCTTCTGTGCATATAAGGAGGATTTTATTATGGCAGATTTTGTAACTGCTGGCACACAGACTGTTGAAGTCAATGGAAGTGTACTGTTTGCAGCAAACCGGGTATATTCCTGTAATTGCCCAAATATAAGGCACGAGCCACTTTCTGGGAGAGTGGTTTTACTTCCTGGCCTGTACCGTGTAGGCTTTAACGGAAACTTTTCCGCAGCCGCAGCAGGTGACGTTATCTTTGAAGTGCAGCAGGACGGCGAAGGCATTCCCGGTGCAAGAATACAGAACACAGTTGCCACCGGCGCAACAATCAATGGAGCAGCAACTGTAGAAGTAAGGGTGTGCAAACCATGTTGCGCTACCTTATCGGTAAAAAACGTTGGAGCCACAGCGGCGACAGTATCAGACGCTAACCTTGTTGTTAGCAGAATAGGTTAAGGGGGTAAGGCTATGAGTTATAAGATGATGCAGAATATCCATGAAGAGCTGGATAAGATTGCGGAAAAGGGCCTGAACACTAGCAACCTTGAAACCGCATACAAACTGATAGACATGTGGAAAGACATGGAGAATGTAGAGTACTGGAAGTGCAAAGAAGAGTACTACAATCAGGTAATGGACGAAATGGACGGCGGAGAATACAGCGAAGCGCGTCGCAAGCGCGACAGCATGGGACGTTATAGCCGTGCTGATGGAATGTCGCAGGACTATGATAGTGACAGTTCTTATCGCGGCACACGCGGGAAACATTACGTCAGAGGACACTACAGCCGTGCGACCGGTCCGGCCTATGACGACTACATGAATCAGAAGCAGAGCTACAGAAGCGGCGGGAAAGATGAAGATTGCAAGCGGCGTATGCTTGCAGCCCTGGAAGAGCATATGGACGAACTGACAGAAGAATTAGGCGAAATGTCCAAAGATGCCGACTGCCGGGAAGAAAGAGAAACCATGAAAAGGTATATTGAAAAGCTTCGTAATATGATGTAATAAAAAGACGGTGGGAATAATCCCGCCGCCTTTTATTTGTATTATAATCGAAATCACTTTTTGCTTTTTCGCTCATTGTACCATTTTAAAAAATCTCCAAATATCTGATTTTCGGCAGTTTCACGCGCTTTAATAGCCTCTTGTTTGTTTGCAAAGCTCCCAAGATAAAAGCGTTTTCCTTGAAAGTATATGTAAGCAATCCAAGTATCTGATTTACCTTTCTGGCGATGTAAAGATACCCCTCTATGCCCAGACGATGTATTTGACTGGGGCTTTTTAGAGGTAATGCGGGATATGTTTGTTCCCAAAACTTGACCGACCTTATCAGGCAATGGCCTGTTTTTAAGATTCCTGGCTTTATAGCAACCGCATGAAATAATTTCTCCACCAGTAACTAGACCAATACGCCTTATAATATGCTTCCCGCATAGGATGCATTCAAATTCCCACAAATAGCTTCCGTTCTTCTTATCTCCGGTACACCTAATTGCCTTAAGATATCCATATGTTTGTCCCGATATATCTTTTTTTGGTGCCATACTATCTCCTATATTAAATCATCCACCTCACAGTCAAGGGCTTTTGCCAATGACAAGGCATTACGCAGGGTCATGTTGCCAAGGTCCCTTTCTCCAGATTCAAATTTCTGTATCTGACGGATATTCATTCCTGCGGCGTCAGCTACTTGCTGCTGGGTCATTCCGGCCAAAGAACGTTGATACAATAGTTTGTTGATATTATTGTTATGGCAATCCCTGCCGTAACTGGATGCGGAGCAGGCCCCACAAAGTCCATCTGTCCTAATACAATCTGGGTATCTTCTCATGATTTCCTCCATTATTTTATGATATACAGCACTTCCGCATCTTTTAAAATAACTTCCCCCGCATCAAAACCGTACTCGTAGTTATAGCCTCCAATCAGAGCAATGTAGGAACCAAAATATCCGTTACCATTAAGAGATTCGGCGGCTTCTGGGGCGTTTAAATCAATGGCGCATACACCGTTCAGTTCTTCGTCTGTTTCCTCTTCGTCAATCCACACCTTCGATTTATGGTCCATAGGTCCAGGTTCAAATGGCAGTTCTTGAATGCGGATTCCAAACCTACTATATTTAATATCCCAATCGTTGCTATCTATCATTTCTTTTAACTCGGCTACTGTCATTGTTTTTATCCCCTTTCTTTATCACTGATTATATTATACGCCCAAAAGGGCGTAAAGTCAATGGTATATTTAAAATGTGGGGACGATTATTTTTTTTGAATAAGGTAAAATGGGAGTAGGAATAAGCAGAAAGGGTGAAAACATGGTAAAAGACGGTTGGGTGTACTGCCCTATATGTAACAATAAAACTCGGACTAAAATACGACCAGATACGGTTGCGAAAAACCTTCCCGTATTTTGCCCTATATGCAAGAATACATCCATAATGAATATTGCAAAAGGTAAAGCAAGTGATTTGGATAAAAGTGGTTTATCACCTGCAACATAACTTTAGAGCCAGACGCCAGACGCAGAGCTAAACAGATGCAAGAGTTTGTTTGGCTTTTTCTTTATATTGACCTCCCTCCTATAGCACATGTCCTTAAAAGAAACAGGTTCTAGCGCATAGCGTGAACAGCCTGGAGGTTGAAAAGCGGATGAAATTTCCGGCATGTGCGTTTTTGGACAAGTCAAGTCCTACAAAATGGCAACCGTTGGTGGACGGTTACACACCTACAAATAACCTAATAACGGAAAAGGAGAATCATCAATGAAAACCGAAGAATTAAAAGCACAGGGATTGACAGAGGAACAGATATCTTTTGTCATGGCTGAAAATGGGAAAGACCTCAAAAAGTTGCAGAAAGAAAACGACAATCTGAGCGCGGACCGGGATACCTGGAAAGAAAAAGCAGAAGCAGCAGAAGCAACGCTGAAAGGCTTTGAAGGGGTTGACCTGGAGACGATGCAGAGGGAAATATCTGACTGGAAACAGAAAGCTACAGAAGCCGAGAAAAAAGCCCAGGAGCAGCTTTACGAGCGTGACTTTTCGGACGCTCTGAAAACGGAATTTGAGGGTATTAAGTTTTCCAGTGAAGCGGCTAAACGTGCAATTATGGCAGAAGTAAAAGAGGCCGGTTTAAAACTGAAAGATGGTAAAATTCTGGGGCTGAATGACCTTTTGTCTCAAATGAAAGAAAAAGATGCTTCGGCTTTTGTTGATGATGCACAGCAGCAGGTACAGCAGAACATGGCGAGGTTTACCGCACCAGTAGGTAAGCAGAATACGCCAGGAACTATGACACGAAAGGATATTGAAGCGATTAAAGACCCGTCTGAGCGCCAGTCTGCAATCGCCAGTAACCTACATTTATTCGGTAAAGGAGAACAGTAATGGCAGCAAAAGCCAATTTAATTACAAGTGCAGACATACAGGTTACGGCTCGCGAAATTGATTTTGTAACACGCTTTGAAAGGAACTGGCAGCACCTCCGGGATATCCTGGGGATTATGCGTCCTATTAAGAAAACACCGGGCGCGGTGCTGAAAAGCAAATATGCAGAAGGAACTTTACAGAGCGGTGCTGTAGGCGAAGGAGAGGAAATCCCTTACAGCAAATTTACAGTAAAGGAAAAGACATATGCGGAAATGACCATAGAGAAGTATGCAAAGGCCGTTTCCATTGAAGCAATTAAGGACCACGGCTATGAAAATGCCGTCCAGATGACAGACGACGAATTTTTGTTCCAGCTTCAATCGGATGTAACAGAACGATTCTATACATATCTGAATACCGGTACACTTACCGGAACAGAAACCACTTTCCAGATGGCCCTTGCTATGGCAAAAGGAATGGTAGAAAACAAATTCAAACAGATGCACCGGAATGTTACAGGTGTGGTTGGATTTGTAAATATTCTGGATGTTTATCAGTACTTGGGCGCAGCTGAAATCACCGTGCAGAATCAGTTTGGTTTCCAGTATCTTAAGGATTTCATGGGATTCAACACAATCTTCCTGCTGTCCGATTCGGAGATTGCAAGAGGAAAGGTAATAGCTACACCAGTGGAAAACATTGTAATGTACTATGTGGACCCAAATGAGAGCGATTTTGCACGGGCGGGTCTTGTATATACCACTGGAGCCGGGGAGACAAACCTTATCGGATTCCATACTCAGGGTAACTACAATACAGCTGTTTCCGAAGCATTTGCAATCATGGGTTTGACCTTGTTTGCAGAATATCTTGACGGAATTGCTGTTATTACCATCAGCGCGGGGGGAGCGTAGCCGCCAGCACTCTATCCCTGGACGCTGACGGCGAAGAACTGACAGGGAGTAAGAAAGCACGAAGTAAGTAAGGAGGAACCGGCATGGCCTATGCTGATTATGAATTTTACACAACAAAATACTACGGCAGCGCCATACCGGATTCCCAATCATTTGATAAAGAAGCAGAACGGGCAAGTGACTTTCTTGACATCATAACATTTGACCGATTGGTTGACGGCCTCCCAGACAATGAACGAGCGCAGACCAAAATCAAGAAAGCCGTATGTGCCTTAGCTGATAAGCTGTATGGTTTGGAACTGGCAGAAAAACAGGCGCTATCTGCCGCCGCTGGAAGCATAACCAGCGGGACCGGCGGCGCAACCACGGGCGTTATCACGTCAAAGTCATCCGGTTCCGAATCAATCAGTTATGCATCTCCGTCTGAAATAGCTAACGGAGCTAAAGCCTGGAGTGCTGTATACTCTGCGGCAGGGGATGAACAGGCAACTAATAAACTCCTGTATGATACAGCAAAGGTGTATCTGATTGGGGTAAAGGACAATGAAGGGATTCCACTTTTATATGCAGGACTGTAAGGTAAAGATTCTGGGAACGGAATGGAAAATTGTGCAGCGTGATGAAAAAAAGGATGAAAACCTGGATGGGAAATTTAGGGATGGATATACCGATTTTTCTACACATACGATTGTGATTTGCAATAAAAGGGACGATTGCGAATTAAAGGACTATGAAGGATATAAAAATTCCATATTACGACATGAACTCATTCATGCGTTTTTGTATGAAAGTGGTCTGGATTCTTCAAGTTCAAATACATGCGAAGCTTGGGCAACTAACGAAGAAATGGTTGACTGGCTTGCCATTCAATCTCCGAAGATTTTTAAAGTATTCAAGGAATTGGATTTACTCTGATTTCAGAAAGGCTAAAAAATGGACATTACAACATTAGGAACATGTGTGGCTATTGTGGCCCTGAGCTATGTGGTTGGCCTTGGATGCAAGGCGGCAAAGAAGATACCGGACGAATGGATTCCGGTCATCATGGCTGTTGTCGGTGGCATTCTAGGCGCGCTTGGTATGGGGACAATCCCAGACTTCCCGGCATCGGACTATATCACGGCTGTGGCGGTCGGTGCTGTGTCTGGTCTGGCAGCTACAGGGGTTAACCAGATGTATAAGCAGATGAATAAATAATGGAGGGGATACCTTATGTACAATGCCACGGTGACTGTTTTTAACTATTATGAATCATCCACAACTGGCGTTGGACTTTGGTATCCCCATGTATTATCTGGCGTTGACCTTAATACCGACAAGGGCGCGATACTAAAAAAATATGGGTCAGACAGCACGGACAACGCCGAATTACACATAGTTTACGAATTACAGGATGGCAAACAGATAATCCGCGATGCAGACGGTAAAGAATTGCCGTGGCTCCCTCCGAAGAAATGGAGGCGGCAGGTAAATGATTTGTTGGACGATACCATTACCTTTGATGCATCGGATGATTGTTTTTTTTGGGAAGGGGTATGGGATAGTGGTTCAGTAAACGATGAAGATTATCGTGGCGGGTTTTATGCCTATATGAATAATCAGTATGACTTCGTATATTTGGTATCCTCTGTTGGAGGTCCATACTCTGTGATTCCTCACTTTGAGATATTGGGTAAGTAGTATGACAAGTAAATCGACACATTTTAAAGGCTTTTCCATTATTGATGCTGACATCAAAGTACAGCTTGATTTATCCCGATTTGATAAACAATTCCAGCGTGCGCAGTATGAGCTTGATGGAAATGTAATGAATAGTATGGTGCCATTTATGCCTATGATATCCGGCGATTTTGTTGATATTACCAGAGCTGAAAGTGCCGCGATACAAGGAATCGGAAAAGTATATGCTGCTTATGGACCTGCTGGACCGTTTTTATATCAAGGTAAGGTGATGGTTAGCCCAGTGACAGGCAGTACATGGGCAAAAAAAGGCGAAAAGAAAGTGCTGGTTAGCCAGTATAGCGGAAAAACCAAAGCAAAAGAAGATTTACAGTATACCAAAACAGCGCACCCTAAGGCACAGGCTAAATGGTTTGATGCAGCCAAAAAAGCAGATGGTAAAGAGTGGATAAAGCAAGCCAAGAAAACGGCTGGAGGTGGAAAACGTGGATGATGAACGAAAACCAATCGGGAAAGATGCAAGTGGTTATGATGTATTAACTACCGCAGTAAAGGCTTTGCTTAATCAATTTCCTGGGTTAGACCATCAGCAGTCTCCATATGACATTGTACGATTTGAGCAATTGGAGGATACCAGTGGGATTGCTTTTTCTGCGGATAATGGAGCACTGGTATTTGCAGAAACAGAAGATATATTGGGATTTGTTCATCAGACATGCCAATATCCATTTTATATTGTGTACCGCATTGCAGCAACTAAAGAAAAGCCCAAAATTAACACACAGGAATTTCTTGACACATTTGGAAAATGGTTGTGCAAAGAACCAGTTGAGATTAATGGTGTTTTATACCGGCTGAATGCTTATCCAGAATTGTCGGAAGGAAGAAAAATAACCAAATTGACCAGAGATAATTCTTACGGCCTGGAACCGCAGGACGGTGGCGTGCAGGACTGGATACTTCCGGTATCGGTTGAATATAAAAATGAATTTGAAAGATGGTAGAGCCGGACGCTAAGACGCAGAGCCTTAAGCTATGGCTCTATTTTTTTATCATGAAAGGAGAAAAGCAGTGGCGACATGGACATACGCCGAAGGAGAGGCAAAAAGAAAAGATTTTATGGTGTTTTGGGTAATGGATGGTAATGCATCAACAATCAAAAAAGACACCATCGAGATTATCGGAAAAGGTGTAGAAGATATGCCTATTTCTATGAATCCAGAAACAGAAGAAAGCCAGGATGTGCTTGGAAACAACAACTACGACATTACCGGTTATGCGGAGAGCATGACGGTAGACCCGTTAAATGTATCCGGCGAAAGTAAATATGCCCAGAAGATTGACACACTAATGGAGGAAAGGGCAACGCTGTCTGATTTGCGTTTGAAGTATCTTTGTGTCAAACGATACAAAACTGACAGCGACGGAAAGATGCGTGCCTGGGTACAAGAGGGCGTGGTCGAGTTAGGAGATTTTGCTGGAGGACTTAAAGGCGTTTCGGCAACCCATACAGTCCATTACGTAGGAGATAGGACGCTTGGAGCAGTGGACCCATCAACTATGACCTTTACTGCGGACAGCGCAGAACCTACGTCATTATCAGAATAATGGAGGAAACAAGAGTGCCTAATATACCAATAAAAATCGAAAGTCCGGTTAAATATTATGATTTCACAGACCAGCACGGAGATATACTGGCAACTCTGAAATTTGTCCCGTCAGACATTGACATATTCGAACGGCAGCAGAATGTGTATAAAACATTTGAGGATATGTGGAGGGAATTAAAAGAAACTCTTGATAGCAAGAAAAAAGAAGAACTCTCATCAGAGACAATCAACAGATATGCAAAGTCTTTGCAAGATAAATTTGATTATCTGTTTAATGCGGATACTTCTGGCTTCTTCAAAATCGCCAGTCCATTTACCCCTATGGAAAACGGCGACCCTTGGGCACTGGTAATCCTTGAGAGTGTAAAAAAAATCATAGAGCAGGAAACTGGTAAGAATTTAACGGAAATGGAAAGTAAGGCCGGGAAATATACACAAGAGTATAATGCCGGTCCGGGAAAATACCCATTTCCCGTAAAATGAATGCGGCGTGGACCCTCCCATATTATCTCCCTGTTAATGGGATAAATTATGAAATCCGTGAGGATTTCCGGGCGGTACTGGATATTTTGTCAGCATTTGCCGATGAAGAATTATCTGACCCAGAGAAAACACAGGCAATGCTTGAGATTCTTTACTGGCCTGTTATACCGCCTCCGCAGGATTTAGCAGAAGCAGCAGAAAAGGCGTTATGGTTTATTGACTGTGGTGTAGCGCATGAAGATACTCCATCTCCTTGTGTGATTGACTGGGAACAGGACGCAGGAATCATTTTCCCGTCGGTTAACAGGATTGCAGGGTTTGAAACACGCGGATGCCAGATAATCCATTGGTGGACTTTCTACGGATGGTTCATGGAAATTGGGGACGGATTGTTTTCTCAGGTCCTTTCTATCCGGCAGAAGCTGTCAAAAGGGAAGCGCTTAGAAAAGTGGGAGCAGGAGTTTTTACAGAATAATAAAAAGCTATGTGAACTTGAAAAATCCACTGACAAATCTAAAGAAGAATTTGATTATTTTGCAGAGTTGCTAAAGTGAGGTGATATTTTTGCAACCTGATGGAACTGTATTAATAGATACTAAAATCAAAACGGATGGTGCAAAAACAGGAAGCGAAGATATTAAAAGAACTCTGTCTGGAACGATGGATTACATAAAGCTTCTGCCCCAGGCTTTTAAAGATATACCAAGCATAATGAAACATACATTTTCATCTGCTTCGAAATCTATACAAAGCCTTACACCGAGTGTACGCAATTTGCAAGATGAAGTGGACCGGTATAAGGACGCATTGTATTACGCCGAAAAGGCTGGTTATGGACTTGGAGATGCACCATACGACAAAGCATTAGCAGGATTGCAGCGGGCGAAAAAAGCAATGCAGGATTATAAGAAAAAATTGCTCGGTGTTGATAATGAACAAAAGAAAGCAAGCAAAAGTGGAAGTAAGCTCAATAAATCTTTAAAAGGTACTGAGAAAGCATCCCGCGGTGCACGAATGGGGTTGGGCCGAATGCTTGCAACATCTATCTTATTTAGCACTGTATTCCGCTCCATTTCCGCAGTAACAAGCGGATTAAAAGAAGGTATGGATAATCTGGCCCAGTATTCGGATGATACCAATAAGGCGTTATCCATGCTGATGTCCGGTATGACTCAGCTTAAAAACTCTTTCGCCACAGCCTTTTCCCCGTTGGTTGAGTATGCAGCTCCGGCCCTGGCTCAGTTCATCAATTTGCTATCCCAAGCCGTTACCTGGACAGCGCAACTGCTGGCAGCATTAACCGGAAAGGATACATTTGTTAAAGCGGTTAAGGTACAGCAAGATTATGCTGATAGCCTGGACAAGACGAAGGATGAAACCAAAGATGCAGCCAAAGAAACGGAAAAGGCATTAGCACCATTTGATAAGCTGATACAGATAACAACTGGGAAGAAAAAGAAAGAAGATAAGAACGAACTTAAGCCGGAGGATATGTTTACCACAGAGGAAGTATCCAATGACATTAAGTTGCAGGCAGAAGCAATAAAGAATACGCTTGGAAAGCTTTTCGACCCGCTCAAGGAATCATGGCTTGAAAATGGCCCGCAGGTAATGAAATCACTGCAAAATACTTTCTCGGCTATTAAACAACTTGCAAGTGATGTGGGCGCATCATTCATGCAGGTGTGGAACGTAGAGGGATATGGGAAAGCAATAACAGATGATTTACTAATCACATTTTCAAATCTGGTTGATACAGTCGGAAATTTAGTCACCAACTTTGATAAGGCATGGGTATCTGGCGATACCGGGACAAACATTTTAAGACACTTGGGGGATATCATTCTTGAAATAACAGGATTTTTCCGTCAGGCATCAGAAAGTTTGAAAGAATGGTCTGCGGATTTAGATTTTACTCCTTTGCTGGAAAGCTTTGATAGGATTTTAATTGCTATAAAACCCATTGTATCAGATGTTGGAAATTTATTATTGTGGTTTCTTAACAATGTATTGCTTCCTATTGCAAAATGGGGAATAGAACAAGCATTGCCGGCAGTATTTGATTTAATTGCGGCAGCATTAAAAGCAATACATAGTGTGATTGATGCACTTAAGCCTGTGGGAATATGGTTATGGGAAGAATTTTTACAGCCATTAGGAGAGTGGACCGGGGGAGTTATCATAGCTGCATTAGAAAAAATTGTAGAATGGCTCACTAGATTTTCAGACTGGGTAAGTCAAAACCAGACATTGGTAGAAAATATTACACTTGCAGTACTGGCATTTTTTGCAGCATGGAAGTTTTCAGAATTTGTATTGGGGATAGGACAATTAATAAGCAACCTTGGAGGTTTCATGGCAATTGGAGAACGTGTTATTTCACTTTTAGCAAGAACTGTATCAAATATAAATCCCCTTGTCCTTGCTATATCAGGCATAATATCGCTGATTGCTGTGTTGGCCAAGAACTGGAATAACATGTCACCAACAGAAAAAGTTATAGCAAGTATACTTGCAGCTGCTTCGGCAGTAGGAATATTGGCGGTTGCTTTGGGCGCTTTGGCTGGTGGCGTAGGAGCTGGTGTTGTAGCTGCTTCATTAGCCGCCGGAATAGCTGCTGCTACAATCGCAATTAATGCAGGTAAGCGTGCTGCATCTGCCGGATATTCTGGTGGGTATGGGGGAAGAAGTGCCTACCCCATGTCTGCCTATGCGGCAGTTCCCTATAGAATGCCGATGCTTGCAACCGGTACAGTAGTACCACCACGGGCCGGAATGTTTGCCGCTATCCTGGGAGACAATAACCGTGAAACAGAAGTGGTATCCCCGCTATCAACTATGAAGCAAGCCCTTAAAGAAGCACTGGCAGAAAGCAATATATCTGGTGGAAATCAGATTGCCAAAGCAGAGCTAATACTTGATGGTACAAGGTTTGGTCAGCTCGTGGTTAAATTTGGGAAAAACGAAAAGAACCGTGTAGGTGTAACGATGGTAACAGAAGGGAGTGCATAATGGCGCAGAATGGAAACGGAGTATTTACCATAGACGGTGTCAACCTCCGTCTATGGGTAAAATCCTTAAAGCGAAATTTTTCGGTCGCAGATAGTGAAAATTCTGGACGTTTGAAATCTTACCGGATGCACCGGGATATCATTGGTACATTTTACAATTATACGCTTGATATTGATGCGGAAAGAAGTAATCCGGCTGACTATGATACGTTTTACGAAATCATATCTGCTCCGGTTGAGTCTCACTATATGGTATTTCCCTACGGACAGGAAACCAAAGAGTTTGAATCATACATAACAAGCGGGGATGATGAAATAAAAATCAGCAAGAATGGAAAAGAAGGGCAGCGTAACCATTGGACCGGGTTATCTATTACCTTTACCGCTATGGAGCCGCAGAGGAGGCCGTGATGTGTTTTTAAAGCAATCCATATTATCTGACGCAGAACAGAACACTGAGGGATTAAAGATTGTTTATGACGATTTGGCCCCTTATGCCAAAGAAAATAGTACAGCATCCATTACAAGACCTGGATTAAGACCGAGATTAGGGCTTCATCCAGGCCCTGGTTTACATCCGCGTGGGACGATAACAGAGCAAGAATTCCCGGAATTAAAGCGGGATGATATTTCTTATCCCGGATACGCTCTATGCTTTCCACGGTTTTCTTTATTAAATGGAAAGTATATTAATTTTCCAGATAATCCGCTTCCTTACGGATACATAAGCCCGGAAGTATCAAATGAGCAAGGATTGTTTGGGTATATTAAGCAGAGCCAGGGGCTTAAACCTCAAATGGGTTTGCATCCAGGAATGTTTTTATACCCGAAATCAACAACTGAAACGTTGATTGAATCCCCCATGTTAACAGTGACATTTAATCAGAAATTTACTAGTGTAGGGTTGCTTTTTACTTTTAATATGATGTCGGGCGATTATTGCACCAGAATGAGAATTAAGTGGTACTCGGATAATAGCCTATTGTCAGATATGGAGTTTTACCCGGATTCAGTGCGATATTTTTGTAATAATTATGTGAGAGGATATAATAAGCTGGAAATCACATTTTTACAGACATCAAAACCCATCAGGCCGGTATTTGTCACCAGAATAGATTATGGAATATACAGAGACTTTCTGGACAACGAATTGCTGGAAAGAAACTGTTTGCAAGAAATCAATGCCATATCAGAAAGCATAAGTATCAACACTTTGAATTTTACGGTCAGAACAACATCTAATATACCGTTTGATTTGCAAAAAAAGCAGAAGCTTACACTGTATTTTAATGGAGAGTTGATAGGGAATTTTTATCTAAAAAACGGCGCAAGAAAAAACAAAACAGATTACCATATGGACGCGCATGATGCAGTGGGTGTATTGGATGGTAATGAGTTCGCTGGAGGAATATATACAGGCCAGCCGGTTTCTGAAGTATTAGAAAAAATATTTGAGAATGAAGATTTTAATTATTTATTGGATGAATCATTTTCAGATATTCCGCTTTATGGATACATACCGTATACCACAAAGAGAAACGCATTAGTATACATATGCTTTGCTATTGGAGCTATTGCAGATACAAGCAATTATGATGGAATTGTTATATATCCACAGGAGAATGCTTTGAGTGGTGAATTCTTGCCGGATGAAGTGTTTTCCGGTGTTACATTAGAGCATTCTGATATTGTTACTGGAATCAGGCTGACAGTACATACTTATAAAAAATCTAATGAAGCGCAAGAATTATATAATGATACTTTAAATGGAACAGCAGAGATTATTTTTAGCGAGCCTTATCACAGTCTGGACATAGCTGGTGGAATCATTGGTCAGCACGGGGATAACTATGCCTATATAACTGGAACTGGTGGAAATGTAACACTGACTGGTAAGAGATACAACCATCTCACCACATCAATCCTTAAAGAAAATCCAGATATTGTATTTAATAAAAACATCCGTGAAGTAACAGACGCAACATTGGTTTATAGTGGTAATGCGCAGCAAGTGCTTGACCGCGTATATGCATATTATCAGCGAGCAGAAAATGTGGTGGGGGATGTTCTTATTGGAACAAAAAAATTAGGACAGAAAGTCAAGATTGATACAGATTACGATGGATACCGCACAGGCATTATTGAGAGCTACAATTATAGCTTTTCTCCCAACGAAATTAAGGCAGAGGTAAAAATACATGAGTAAGTATTTAGAATCCCTTATTTTTGACCGTACGCAGTCAGACATAATAGAATTAACCGACAAGGCTTACATTGATTACAAAGACCTAAACCGTGTCGAACAGGCAATCAAATGGGTATCTTATGTCCTTAATCAGTACGGATATAGAAATACGATTGTATCTAAGACATGGAAACCGCAGGACCATAGGACGGATTACGAAATGGACCGTCTGAAAAAAAATATAGTTGCAATAAGGAATGCATACTATACAGACAGCAACACCCCGCTAACCCCTGATAAGATAACATACACATCAGTTTATCAGGCCAACGCCATAGAAAGAATCATTTATGATTTGGGGAATCTGATTGTAAAATCCTGTCCAGGTCCAAACCATCTTGCATTCACACTTGGAAGGAAAACATTAGGAAACAGGAGTATAAGCCTATGAGTTTGAAAACTGATTATAAAAATGATAAATTTTCTGGAATGCGTAAATACAAAATTGAAACTGATTCTGAAACCGGACTATCTACATTGGATGATAAAACCGAATATGTGGAGGTAGGGGACATATTCTCTGCTGATGATATCAATAATACAAATAAGGCCATTAACAAGATAGAAGGAACAGTTAATGATATGATTGGGGCAATCAGGCTCGATTTCCCTAAAACTGGGTGGAGCACCCAGGCACCATATAAACAGACTGTAAACAATGCGGGTATAAATGATACGGATGTCCCAGTGCCAATGTTCGAGTATCCTGTCATTAATTCGGAACAGCAACAGAAAGACGTGGACAGAAGCGTGGGGTATATCACCGACATAACAACGAATAATGGATCAGTGACCATTACATGTAATTATAGGAAACCAACAGCAGATTTCATACTTGTATTGAAAGGAATATGACAATGAGAATCGGATTACCGTTTAAAGGAAGTGGGGTTGATGTGACCGGCCTAACCGCTACATCACCAAGAGTCAGAAAAGGAAAAACATTTTATGGAGCTGGGACTGATAATGAACAGTCTGGGACAATGCAAGATGTTGAATCGATTAATAAAAAGATGGACGTAAATGAAACATATAATATTACGCCTGGATACCATGATGGAAATGATACATTCTTCCAAAACCTTGAAACATACAGAGGTGGATTTGTTGACCCTGGTCCTGGTAAACAGGTGATTGAAACAAAAGGAAAATACGTAATGTATGATATTATTGTATTGGAAGTAAGCGGATTGCGACCGGAAGTGATAAAATATGGCGTGACTGTTGGTGAAGGTGAAGGGGCGGTAACTGGTACATGGCAGGGTTTTGTAAGTTAGTGGAATGGATGGTGTATATGGCGAAGTTGGCGTTACATAAATTTGGTAGTCAAGCGAATCTGGATGACTTAACAGCAATGCCAGAGGATGTATTGGAAGGTAATATATTCCTTGGGAAAGGAAGCGAGGAGAAACAGACCGGAACACTTCCAGACAAAAAATCCCCAACAATTATATTGCCGGCAAACGGGGAAATAAAACTTGAACCTGGATATTATTCAGGTGGGAAAATCACCCAGAACATTGAAACATTTAATGCACAGACAATCGGTCCTGGAGCAAAACAAATCACGGTCAAGACTGCTGGAAAATACGGGAATGGTGATATCACTATTAATCCGGTTAAAAACCTAACCCCTTCGGTCATTAAGAAAGGTGAATATGTTGCAGGCGTAGGTCCTGGACTGTGGGAAGGATATGTAAATGAGGACCCATATACCCCATATCTATTCGGGACATTTTATGGCTCACAGGGTATTACATATTTTAGGTATACAACATATAGACAAGGTACTGGTACGGTAAAACTGTCAAAGGACCACATAGAAGCAAGTGCAGGTTCAGGAGAAACAGTCGCATTTGTTTTTGACCTACCCATCAACCTTACAAATGTAAAATCGGTTACGGTCCAAATGTCTGGAACCGGAAAGGTTTGCAAGGTTATGGTATGCCGGAATAGGGTGGAAAACTATATTGAGGAAGCATATCAGTCCGGTTCAAGCGTGCAATATAGATATAATCCGAATCTAGGTGACATATTACTTGATGGGTCAATTGGAAGAAGTAGCTCTTCCGGCGCTGAATGGGAGCAAGAAAAAACATTTACCTTAAGCGGAATAACTGGCAATGCCTACCTGTATATTGGAGCTTCTGGGGCTGCGTTTGACTACAATTTATATTTGGCTAGATTTAATCTGTAAGGAGGTTACATGAATAACATAGAAAATATCCAAGAATATATACCTACTGTGTATGTTAATGACTCTGAGCCGGATTTGGATGAGACAAACTTAAACAAAACAGAACAGGCAATAAAACGGGTAACTGATGCAGCCAATAAAGCAATTGATGCATTAAAGCAACTGGACCGGGAGAAGTTAGCGTTATCTGCTATATCTAACGTATTATCTGATGCTACAGATAAGGTTCCATCATTGGCTTTAGCTAATACAATGCAGCTCGCGATTAATGACTTAAATAGCAATTTAGGTGATGTCATAGTACAATCAACATATAAGACATCCCTACGCTCCCCGGCAAAGACACATACCCTTGGTATCCATGATAACGGCACAGCATATGTAGATGACAATAAGGTTATTACAAACGCGGATTTACCGATTCTTACCGTCCGCACAGGGACAAGGTACTGGACGCAATACGTTGAGACATCCGGCCAGAAACGCATATATTTTTATAATGCCGACTTCCCTTCGGGCGAAAATTTGTTGGGGTATGTGGTACTCACAAAGTGATTATTTGATGTTACGGGACACATCAAATGTAATGTAGCCTTTATCAACGCCATCTACAAAGAACTGTACATAGTTTTGGGTATCATTCAGTTTGTTGACATACAGGGATACTGCCTTTCCAGCAGATACTCCGGTTGTTTTAACAGCACTGGTAAAGTCCGCATTTGTGATGTTAGAAAATGTCTCAGCCCACTTATTTTCAAAAGCATCAAAAACACGCGTAAAAACTTTCCCATTGTTAAATTGCAAAAACGTTTGACGGGGATATGCATTGCCGGTTGACAAGTCTACCTTAAGAACAAACGCTTTTGATATAGGGCAGTTTTTTAGCGATGATGCAATAGTATTATCCACACAAGCATAGTTACCCGGTACTCTATATGCCTCTGAATTCATATCTGCACCAGAAGGGATTCTAGTACCACCAGATAGGCTATAATACCCATCTAAATTGCTATTTGCTATATAAAAACATACCCATGAAAGGAGTAAAATGAACCAATTAAAACTATTAAACAACACAAAATACGACTTAATTACAAACGGGGTGGAAGAATCAGGCGATTACCTAACCCTGTCGTTTCTTCCCGTCCTAGATAGTTTTGAAACGGTAGAATCCGAATTTAATCCGACAAATACAGAAAAAATTTACATACTTGGTTTGGACGGTCAGCCGATGGAAGTAAAAACCGGATTTACTCAGCTGGTTGAGATGCGCAAGAAAATGGATTATGTCATTTCATCTGAAACAGTAAATACCGGAACCGAGGAAGAGCCGAATTATGAAACCAATGAAGTGAAGGATAGCATTATGGTTGTTAAACTTCGTAGGCCAGATATCCGGGATACAGTGCGGACATTGCAAGATACAGTGGATGCAATAATTTTAAATCAGCTGGAGGTGTAACATGTATACAACGTTAAAAAGGTTATATAACAATGGAAAAGGGCCATTAACCGTTGATGAGCTTAACCGGGCTGTATTACTTGGATGGATTACAGAGCAGCAGAAAAACAGTATAATTGGAGGATGATTATGAGAGATATCACATTGTGTCATCCACGCTTACAGCTTTTAGCAGGTCAGTTAGTGGATGAATGTAATAAACAGGGATTAAAAATTAAGATAGGCGAAACATTGCGAACTGTGGCAGAACAGGATGCGTTATATGCTCAGGGCAGGACTAAACCGGGGAACATTGTAACTAATGCTCCAGGCAGTAGCTACAGCTCATATCATCAGTGGGGTACTGCCTTTGATATCTTCCGCAATGACGGAGCTGGAGCTTATAATGAAATTGGTGGATTTTTTAACCGTGTAGGTGCTATCGGTGTATCTTTGGGACTTGAATGGGGTGGAAATTGGAAGTCTCCTGTGGACAAGCCACATTTCCAATTGCCGGATTGGGGAAGTAGCACATCTGGAATCAAGAAACTATATCGCACCCCGGATGAATTTATGAAAACCTGGGTGACAGAGGGACGCACTGGCTGGATTAAGGATAATAACGGCTGGTGGTACCGCAGACCAGATGGAACTTACCCGGCTAATAAGTGGTGTGTCATAAATCACCATTGGTATCTGTTTAACAAAGACGGATATGCTTGCACCAGCTGGCACCGCTGGAATGGAAGTGCATGTGACCCGGATGATGGTTCGGGGGATTGGTATTACTTTGACCCTACACCAAACGGTCCATTGGAGGGGGCGTGCTGGCATAGCCAGGACAATGGGGCACTGGATGTCTGGTACATAGAGGATTCTAATTCAATATAAAAGCGCCAGAACTTGACTCTGACGCTTATATAAATAAAGTACCATCTTCGGAAATATGCAACACGAAATGCAACACGGAGCCTACAAACCGCATAAAACCGTTGTATTTTACGGGTCCGATTCCCGTCAGCAGCTTTTCCTTAAAACCTTGTAGACACGTAGAAAACAACGTATTTGCAAGGTTTTTTCATGTTTTTAAATAGCACTTCCTCTATCTTACACGGAGGAAGTTATTATAATATTTAAGATATATGCAACACGATGCAACACGGAAAATATGCTATTTATTACATGCTGTTTAATTTTTCAAAGTGCTTATTGATTTTTTTGTTCTGCCGGACAGATTCCAGGTCAATCACATTTCTGTAGACAGCTTTCATAATATTGTCACTGGCCCATCCCCCCCGCTGCAATATATATTGGTCCGGTACACCTATGGCGTGCATAATAGATGCAGCATAATGCCGTAGGTCATGGAAACGAAAATGCGGTACATCAATCTTTTTAAGCACCCGCCCAAATCTATGTGTGATATAATCCGGGTTCATGTCAACTAATTTCCCTTTTTTACCCGATATCCGGTCAATTACAAAGGCTGGCATTTCTACGTCCCGTGTGCTGTCATCCGTCTTTGGCTGTTTGATATACCATTGATTGTCTGGCCCCTTTACCATATTGTCTCTTACGTGGATTATCCTTCCATCCACGTTTTTATCAGTTAGGGCACTTATTTCTCCGCGCCTGAGTGGTCCAAAGGCTGCTAGTAAAACAGCTATTTCTAAATCAGTACCTTTGATTGTCTCCAGCAGCTTTTTAATATCATTGTCATTGGGGCAATATAATTCAGGACGTTTTTTCTGAGGCAGTTTAACTTTTAGAGTTAAATCCGGTGCAAACATCTCCAGGGATGCAGATAATAGGCCATAGGCATTTCGGACTGTCTTTGGAGAGAGTTGTTTTGAAGCCAAATCACTTACCCATATCTGTACAGATGGATTAGTTAGCTCTGAAAGCCGTTTACGCCCAAATGCGCCGCTGAAATACTGTCTTTGCAATCCAGTATACCCTCTGAGCGTAGAAGGGCTTAAAACACCTTTCTTGACGCTCAAATAACGCTCGATAGCTTGGCTCACTGTTATATCTTCTTCCCCGTCCTCTTCCGGGTCATTGTATTGTTCTATAGGTTTATTTTTCATGTCTAATTTCCATCTGGTAGCCATCTCCTTTGCCTCTTTACGTGATGGGGCAACAAAGCTTTTGTAATGCCTCTTACCTTTATCGTCTGTATACAGATACACTTGCACTCGGACATTTCCAGACGGCAGTACTCCTTTTTTTCTTTTCGGGGCTTTTGTAGTCATTTTTCTTTCCTCCTTCAATTGATTTCCCTAAAATGGGTATAAAAAATACAGCTCCGCAAATATCTTGCAAAGCCGCCCCGAAGATGGTACAATATAGGTGCGAATTATAGTGCATATCTTCGGGTATGTGGGCCGGTTCCTGTTGGCGCAGGGGCCGGTTTTGTTTTATTATATACCTTGAAACATCTGTTGTACTTGGTCTAATGCATTGTTCATTTCTGCTACAGCATTTTTATATGCCATATATCTCCAATAAATAATTAAAGCATAAATGGATATAACCATCACTGTAAAAATTATTCTGTCAGCCAAAGAACGTTTTTTATAACACCATAGTAATGCAATTCCAAAGGGAGCAAAACAAAAAAATGTGAGCAATCCTATAAAGATATTTTTTTTATAAAATGGGTCTTGATTAGAATCATGTTCTATGATGTCTAAATTAGGACATTTTTCTTGAATATAATCAATTGCTCGCTGCATTGGCTCATTACTTTTTTTGGAAAATGTAAAGCGTTTCATTTTTCCATATTGGAGGTAGAAATCTATGTATCCACCTTCTGTGGCAGAACGAAATTCATATTCGATTTTTGAT